TGTAGCTAACATTGAAAAAATACTTTCTGGTTGGAAACGTATGTCAGCATCAATGAACATAAAGTGTGTTGCGGCCTTGTTAGTCATCATCTTAGCCATTAAGTTATTTCTAGCACGTGTTACAAGAGATTCGTTGACCATAGTATCTAATGACCATTGTAAGCCCATCTTGTTAGCCATTAATATGAACCTTAGGAAACTGGTAAAGCAGGGCTCTGTAATTTGGCCACCATAGCAAGGAATACCAAAATGTATATGCATTTTGCTCCAATCTGGTTGTTGTGGTTGTTGCAGTGGAACTGTTTCTGGTGCTCCAGGTCCTGCGTCAGCGTTTTCTGGTACAATTGGTGCTACCATTGGTGCCCCAGCATTTGGTTTAATGCGTTTTGATTTCTTAGATTTGGCCATTTTGAAACTCTCTCTTTAATTGAATTGATTGTGTGTTAAGTTAAGCTTTTTCTATCTCTACTAGAGACCCTGCACCTGCTAGCTCTTGAACTACAGCTTCTAAACTAGCAACAGTATCGTCATTGAGACTGGGTGTTACTTGGTCAGCGTCTTTAACTAATTTACTTACTTTGATAACTAATACTTCTTCATGTAATTTTGCCACGGTACTGTTTCCTAAATAATAATATACTCATATTATTTATCAATACCGTTATTGCTCTAAATATTATAGTACAATAAAGCCGTCTTTGTCAACAGTTTTATCTTCCAATAAATTATTAAGTTCTGGCGGTTGAATAGTAAACTTAATTTCTTCATCTTTCCACTCTATAGATACAATACTTCCAGGCTCTATAGCTTCGAATAGTATTTTTTTACTTAACGGAACTTTAATAAGTTCATTAATTTTACGTGACAGTGGTCTAGGCACCCATAGCTGGATCAAATCAATGTCAGTTAGATGATCTACTATTGATTCACTAGGGCGTATACGTATTTCTTTTTCTTGTAGTAATACATTTAATTCTTGTAAGAATTTAACTACAATTTTCTTCATTGAAATCTTTTCAAGTTTTGCAAACTTAACTACTGCATCTAGTCTGTTACGGAACTCTGGTTTAAAGAATTTCTTAGCCGCTTCATCATCTGTGCCAGTCTTCTTAAGATCACGACCAAATCCAATAGCGTTTGTCTCTCCATCTGCAGAACCTAAGTTACTGGTTAATATCAATATAGCATTTCGGCAATCAGCTTTTTTACCATTTGATCCAGTTACACTACCTTCATCCATAATTTGTAACAATAAGTTTGAGATATCTGGGTGTGCTTTTTCAATTTCATCTAGTAAAATAATAGAATGTGGATTACGTTCAACTTCACTTATTAACAATCCGCCACCTAAATTACCATCTTCGTAACCAACATATCCAGGAGGCGCACCGATTAATTTTGCCATGGCATGCTTCTCTTGATATTCACTCATATCAAAACGTAGCAGTTTCATACTTAATGCATCACTAAGTAGTTTACAAAATTCTGTTTTACCAGTACCAGTTGGGCCAAGGAATAAGAAATTTCCCACAGGTTTATCATGTGCTTTCATTCCTGCTTTAGCAACATATATTTTTTCTAATACTTGCTCAACGGCTGAATCCTGCCCGTACAAGTTATCTTTAATCGTCGCATCTAAATTAGTTAAGCTCTTGTTAGCTTTTTCAGTAAGTAGATTTTCTCTTGGAATCTTAGTTGCTTTTGATATAGTATCAACTATATCTGTTTTTTCTACTGTAAACTTTTCCTTAGCAATTTTAAGACGAGCACAACTCATATCAATTAAATCTATAGCTTTATCAGGAAGTTTCCTGTCGGGTTGATATCTCACTGATAAGTCAACTGAACTATCTATAGCTTCATCTGAGATCTTACCATTGTGGAATTTTTCAAAATGTGTCCTAAGCCCACGTAAGATATCTTTAGAAATATCTGCTGTTGGTTCGTCAATATTAAGTTTATAGAACCTACGCATTAATGCACGATCTTTTTCAAATGACTGTGTGTATTCTTCAAATGTTGTTGATGCAATAACTTTAATATTGCCTTTAGCTAAAGCCGGCTTCAGCATGTTAGCAAAGTCTACTGAACTTGACCCGCCACTACCAGCACCTTGCATTTGATGTGCTTCGTCAATGAATAGTATGGTATTACCTTTTTGGTTTAATGCGGCCAGTACATCTTTTAATTTCTCTTCAAACTCGCCTCGATATTTACTACCAGCAAGAAGACTACCAATTTCTAAATTATAGACAGTGTAAGGTAATAGATACTTAGGAACATCACCATCAACAATCTTATGTGCTAATCCTTCTGCGATCGCTGTCTTGCCTACACCTGGATCGCCTATCATTAATACATTGCTCTTTTGTCTCCGGGCAAGTACTTGTGCTATTTCTTCTAATTCAGTTGCTCTACCTATAACAGGGTCGATCTTACCTTCAGTTACTTGAGTGTTAAGATTAGTACAAAATTCTTCTAGTATTTTGTTGCTATAGTTAGATTTAACTTCTTTAGATTTCTTAGTGATACCATGTACTTTTGTATAGTATTCAACCAATTGACGTCTATTGATACCCCATTTCAATAAGAAATATGCGGCATGACTATTAGTTTCTTGGCTTATACTTAGATATAGATCAATAGTTTCCATTTGCTCTCTAGCTGAAAACAAAACCTGAGTAAATGCACGATTAAACACTCTTTCTAAACTGTGTGTACGTTGCGGAATCATTGACGATTCTGCAAGCTCTTTAGAATTACTTTTCTTATCTTTTTTAGAGTCGATTGAGTTTTTATCTTCTGTTCTTTGTGAAGCTTCTGTTTGGTCAATGCTTTCTGGCGGTGGAACAATAGTAACTAAGTATTCCTGCTTACCAATATAATCATAAAGGTCACGCAATAGTTCTTCGATTTCAACACCAAAGTTTACGAGAGTTTTATTAAACTCTGGATATTCAACTAGTGCTATCAACAGGTGCTCTAAAGTCACATATTGATGATTGTAATCTTTTGCAATCGTAGTTGCTGTATCAACTATTCTTTCAATTTCTGGATTTGAGTGTATCGACACTAATGCTCTCCTTGTACGCTTATAATAATACTTAGTGTGTGAATCATATGTTTCTAAGTATGTTTAATTGTTCGTCTGTTAGTATAGGAGTTTTAATATTAACTACTACTATTAAATCTCCTCTAACGGTGCTGTTCATTTGATATAGTCCTTGCCCTTGTAATCCAAATTTTGTATTATTTTGACAGCCCTTAGGAATCTTGATACTAAATTCTTTATCATCTATACCAGAAACAATCCTATCACATCCTGTCATCGCTTCTATAGAATTAATTTCTAATGGTGCTATTAAATTTATACCGCTAATTTCAAATCTTGCGTCTCGTATTAAACTTATTATAACATATAAATCTCCCCTAGTCAAAGATTCAAACATGTTGTCGCCCATACCGGTATACTTGATAGTCGTGCCGTTGCTAACACCTAGTGGTATTTTTACATCTACATTAAATCTTTCGCCTTTAGTGGTTTGCACAGATATAGTCCTAGCATGCGGATTAAGTGTGTCGGCTAAGGTAACCTGAAGATTGACTCTGAGATCTTTGTTGCGTCTAGGTTGCTGTTGTCTTTGCTTGAATGGATTGCCCTGTGCTTGATTAAAGAACTGTGCGAATATATCTTCCGGGCCACCACCACCAAAGTTAAATTCAAAATGACTACCATTTGGACCCGCCTGATGGAAAGGACTCGGATTGTCATGCTGTTGTCTTTTTACAGGATCCGATAGGGTTTCGTATGCTGATTGTATTTCTTGAAATTTTTGAGTGTCGCCACCTTTGTCCGGATGATTCTGACTAGCCAACTTGCGATATGCTTTTTTAATGTCTGCTTCGTTCGCTGAACGGTCAACACCTAATGTTTGGTATGCATCGGCCATTATTTGCTTTTAACTTTTTCTAGTTCTTTTTCGTACCATTCTTCTTCTTGCACATATATTTCTTGAGAATGTTCTTCTATATCACACTGTTCGTCAATTGGTAAATCTAACGTAGCAAAGGAACGCTTAACTAACATGCTTATTCCGGTTCTTCTATTAGTGACATTTCCGTCACTATATACCATGCTACCAAATGGAAACGTTACTATATCAAAAGTTCCGTCCCAGAATTTAGTACGCAGATCAATCATAAATGCTCTGCATCCGTCAATGCGTAAAGTGTCATGAAATACTATGATACCACATTCACTTAATTCTGGATATATTACATCGAAATCGTTTTTAATTCCTTTATAACTATGACACCCATCAATGAATGCAAGATCGATATTACCAGCATGCCTTTCTTTAATAAGGTTTTTAAATTGCTCAGTGCTACTGTCGACTTTAGTTAGTTCAAAATTAGAGTGTCCTTTTGACTTTAGGTAGTCTTCACATTTTTCTTTTGAACTCCAATGTTGAAATTGTTGTTTAAGTCCATGTGTGTCCCAGATGTCGTATCCCCAAACTTTTCCTCCGAGTGGTTGTGCACCACTACAAAGAAAATCGGTAGTCTTTGCTTCAGCAACTCCTACTTCAACAATAGTCTTACATTGATTCATGTAAATCAATGATTCTAAGAAAGGTCCTTGTTCTTCAACATAAGGTCCACCTTTATACTGTGCCATATCGTTTCCTAATTGAGTCCATAAAAAAAGTAAGTTACATATTATTATAACTTACTTTAGTATTTAATGCTAGTATTAATGGTTGTTATTTTTTCAAAACTATAGTACTGCACCAATGCCTGTAATTAGATTATCTAGAACATCATTTGCTCTTGACCTAACTGCCAGATCATCTGCCGCTTTTGAAATCTTTTCTGAACGTTTGATGTCCTCCAACAGTTCTTTGTATTCGTCATCTGCAAGTTCACCGTTTGCATGCTGTTCTTTGAGGTTAGCAACATCTGTTGCCCAGTCAGCTAATTCAGTGTTGTCATTATTCATCCACTCTTTTAATTCTTCTTCAACATTTATCATTGTTTTCTCCTTTACCTAGCTCTAGGTTTGTCACCTATAACATTAGTAATAATTGTTGCGTTCTTTTCAATGTTACCAAACTTGTTAACACAATAGGTCATACTAGCTACTTTCATATCAATGTTGTAACGTTTGTCTAACCCTCGAACAATCTCTAACAGTTCACTGGTCATAGTAATTGTTTCTTCGTTGTGTGGAATTGATTCAGCATAGTTTTTGAGTGCTAACGTTTGACTCCATAGTTTTGATACTTCTTGATTGACTTCAGGAGTTCCACATTTACGAGCACCTAAGTTAGCCTGTGTTCGAACTTGTACTGCTAGTAAATATTCGTTGTTATCGAACCTAGCCATATCAAAATAATCAATAACAGCACAACCAGTTAACGAAGCCAATAGTGCTAATGATATTAATATGTTTTTCATATCCGTTATCCTTTCTTCAAGTGTGCGTGTAGTTGCGTAACTAACTTACGTTTAACTAGTCGCCTATCAAGTTCGATACCGTGCTCTCGCCCTAACTTTTCTAAATCAATCTTTGATAACTTTGTCAGCTCAACTTTACTAGGTACTTTAGCCTTCATAAGTGCGGCTGTTGTTGATTTAGATTTAGATTTAGATTTTGCCTTTGTTTCAGTATCTTTACATTTAACGCCTAGTATCCAGTTTAACCACCCCATTTTAATTCTCCTGAGTATCTTTATGTAAACGTCGGTTAGTGTTATACCAACGTTGCCATTGAATGAATTTTAGTTGAAGCTCTCTATACTTACCGTAGTTCACAGTTGAGTTATTTAAGATGTCTGACAGTTCATCTGCATCCTCAGGTAATGTATCTAATTTTTCTGGTTTCATTAATAATGGTTCAGGTGCTTGTGGGAAGTTCATAGTAACAGGAACAGTTGTTGAAGCACATCCTGTTGTTAAGATACCATAGCCCAATACAGCAATGATGAAAAAGAATCTTATTGCGTATTCTTTCATTCATTACCTCCTAGCACACCTTGGTTATAAAGTTCTATCGCCTCAGGTGATATCACACATTCTTTATCAATCTGTTGTTTCATTTGTTCTATCAAGTATAGTGTTTCTTCTGTGTCTTGTCTAACCACTTCAGTTTCAACCTTGATAGTTTCTATTATCTTTATGTTTTCTTCCTCGCTCTTGGCTTCTGCTATGGCAATCTTTTGTTCCATTTCTAGTATGCGAGCTCTATACTCTAGTTCAACGTTTAGTCCACCTTTGAAATATGCTCCTACTATCAGTAAAACACAACCAATAACTTTTAATGACAATGAGTAAGTGCCAACAAATGGTATGATACGACTAAGGAAACTTAATACAACGCTGACAGCACCCACTATGAGTGTGCCGTTGACTAGCCATACTAACCAAGCATCAGGTAACAGTTGCATAAACCAAATACTCATTACTCAATGAGCCCTGTTTTATAAACTGTTCTGCCATTTTCTTTCATTGCTGTTAATCCTAATCCACGATTGTCGCCATTTGCTTTATATGACACGTGTACCCAACCTGAGTCTGGAATGCCTGGGGTATAAAATTCTAGTATGACTTGATCAAAATCGGTGTTCTTAGCGATCCATAATGCTACATCATAGTTAGCAACGCCTGGACATTCAATATCCACAGCTTCGCCTAAGCAGTGTTGACTGGTTGGAGATCCACCTACTTTTTCATTAAGTTCTTCACCTCTGTATCCAGAGTTAATAACAGTAGGACCAAATCTATCCCTCACAGGCTGTACTACTTTTTCAAATAGTGCCTTTGCCGCATCTAAGTGTTCTTCTTTTGGTTCGTTGTCTAGTCCGTGTCTGAGAGCTGTTTGACTTTTTGTAAATT